TGGTCGCAGCCGCGGTAGATATTGCAGGCCAGGGCTGCGTACTCGCGGGCTCGTCCCTTTGGCTCATAGATCAAAGAGCCGTTTACAGGCCGCTTGGGTTCTGCGTCGGTGAACATGCTAAGCTGGTTCATGTTCTAAGTTACGCTCACAGGCTTCGCGGATCCACGCAGCGCGTGTTCGGCCCTCGCGCCTGGCTGCCTCGTCAATGGCAGCCAGGATGCTAGGGTCAATATGCAAGTTAATCACAACCATGCGGCCATGGTCTTCTCGCATCTCGCGGCTGATCTGTTCGATTTGTGCCACCTCGCCAGCGCGAAGCGCTTCTTGAAAGTGCTTCACTTGATCGAAGCAAATGGCACATTCAGTGAGCTTATTGCCATGCGGACATTCATTAAACATTGTGCTACCTCCTTACCGATTAAGTAAGTATTTCGATGTGCGACCGTTCCAGCTTATATTCAATACCGTCTTTGCGGAAGCCGATGGGACCTTGCTCGCTGGCGATGTCATATAGTTTGAGCAAGTATGCAGCCTGGTTCTCAGTCAGTAACTTAGTGATATTTGTCATATCACTAAGAAAGTTGAGGGAGTTTGCTTGAAAACTGGTCAACTTGCGATCTAGCCACCTGCTCTCCAGGCTGGCCAAGATGATCGCCGCCGCTCTTTTTGTTAATGTGATTTTTTGTTGAACATTCAATTGCTGTGACATTTTTTCCTCCTTTTTCTGTGCTGCTTATATTATACCATATATATATATGTTTGTCAATAGGCAATTTGCCTTTTTGGGGCATTTCGTGAATTTTTTAAGGTTCGGTACCGGGAACACTTTTTTGATTTTTTTGATAGGACGATGGGTAACGATAGAAGTAGACCGACTAAACTGGAGCCTGAAGTTGAAAAGCGGCTGCTCGATGCTGTCGCCGCGGGCAACTATTACGAGGCCGCCTGTGCCTACGCAGGGATCACTTACCAGACGCTGCGCAACTGGGTGAACCGTGCTGAGGCGGAGCTGGAGCGAGTGGCGGCTAACCCACGCCGTACTATCCGCCAGAGAGAACGGATCTACGTCGAGTTCTATGAAAGGCTAAAGAAGGCCGAGGCCCAGGCGGAGGTAACTATCGTGGCCCAGTGGCGTCAGCAGGTGCCGGAGAATTGGCAGGCGGCGAGGGACTTCCTGGCGCGGCGGTATCCTGAGCGATGGGGCAAGCAGGTGCAGGCGACCGCGGTGGACGTTACCAGCAAGGGCGAGAAACTGGACGTGGAAGTGATCAAGGTGAGGGAGTTCCTGGTGGAAGATGATCGGGCGGAATAGCGACGCAGGGAACAGGGTCCGCGAGTACGAATTCAATCTTCCTTTGCGCACCGAGGCTGAGCTCAGTCTCTACCTGGACAAGGCGTTCGGGATGCGGTTTCCTGACCTGCAGGTGTGCCAGGGACACGTCAGTCCCTGGAGAGCGATCTGCGATGCTTTCTTTGCCCGGCATCGAGTGGCGGTGTGGCTGGCGTCCAGGTCATTCGGGGGGAAGTCCTACGCACTGGCGGCATTGGGTCTGGCGGAGGCCACGGCGCTCAAGGCCGACGTGAATATCCTGGGCGGTAGCGGGAAGCAGTCACAGCAGGTACACGACTACATGGCGCAAGCCTGGAATTGGAGGGGTGCGCCCAGGGATCTGTTGACCGACGAGCCGCTCAAGATGGGCACCAGGCTGGCGTGGGGTAATTCTATCCAGGCGTTGATGGCCTCTCAGACCTCAGTGAGGGGACCACATGTCAGTCGTTTAAGATTGGACGAGTGTGACGAGATGGACATAAGGATATTGGACGCCGCGCTAGGGCAGGCCATGGGCAAGGGCGGGATTGCGGCGCAGATCGTCCTCTCCTCAACTCACCATAACCCCGACGGCACGTTCACCGAGGTGCTGCGACGAGCGAGAGAGAAAGGTTGGCCAATCTATAGTTGGTGCTGGAAGGAGACCGTCGAGCCGCACGGTTGGCTTCCCCCCACCGAGGTCGAGCAGAAGCGCCGCGAGCTGACGCAGGCAATGTTCGCGGTGGAATTCGATTTGCAGGAACCGTCGCCGGAATCCAGGGCCATCGCCCCGGACAGGGTGGCGGCTACGTTCAAGAGGGAACTGGGCGAGTATGATGGCGGCCTGGGAGAATATATTGAGATCGAGCCACCCATGCCAGGGGCGAGCTATGCGCATGGGGCGGATTGGGCGCGCAAGGAGCATTTTACGGTTATCGTCACGTTGCGTTACGATGTCAGGCCGGCTCGATTGGTAGCTTTCGAGCGCACCGGGCGGCTGCCCTGGCCGCTGATGGTCGCCAGGCTGGACGGACGGCTGGCACGGTACGGTGGCCAGGCGGTCCACGATGGCACAGGCCTCGGCGACGTGGTGGCCAGTTATCTGGAGAACGATGCCGAGCCGTTTACGATGGCTGGCCGGGCGAGGGCTGATCTGTTATCGGAGTACATCGCTGGCATCGAGGATGGCGGGTTGGAGGCACCGTTGATCAGGTTCATGGAGGGAGAGCACAAGTATGCCAGCGTAGACGACGTTTATGGCAGTGGCCATTGTCCCGACAGCGTAGTGGCAGGGGCGTTGGCGTGGCGGGCGGCATTTGGACAGCCACGAAAACCCCGGCCCGCTGTGGTCCATAAGGAATTCACCGTGGACGATTATCGGCAAGCCCGGCAACGGGTGGAGAGGGGGAGGGTGAGGTGAAGGCGGCATTGGGGAGGCGATGATGAATCAGGAAGTTAATGTGCTAAGGGAATTGGAGTTTTTCCTGGATGCCGATTTGCCGCCTGAGGCGTTAGAAGCGTGGTACGAGGCTCTATCCGCAGAAGAGAAAGCGCAGGTACATGCGTTCGTGGATGCGGTATTGGGGTCCATCAAATCATTCGGCGAGGAATGAGATTTGGGCCTGTGAGGAGGTGATGAACAATGGCGAGCTTAGGTTTGGTTAAAGTCGGTCTGGAAATTGAGAACATCGTTAAGCTGACTTGCTACAGAACAGATTGTCAGCATAACTTATTGACAGCGTATGGAATGTCATGCAATTTGAAGCAAGTGGAGTTGGATAACGAGGGACATTGCATGGCATTTGAATTATTCGATGAGGACGTAATCGAGGCCAGAAGGGCAGCGTGGGTGGCAGCAACTCACGTGAGGCTGAAAAAGGAAAAGGCAGAAGGTTGATGTTATGCACCGATTCTTGTCCTCGTAGGCTCTGTAATTGCGAACCCATGTCCAATATCGTAGCGGATGACGAGTCATCGTTTATTTGTTGTGGGGAATCCAATCCGGCCAGTCGCACGGTGGTGCAGGATCGGTTTAGAGTTTGCTTTTACAATGGGGATACCGACACGACGTATGATCACGACGAGATTGATTTGATAGATTTGATTGCGGTTCTCTCGGATGCATTGGCATTGGGGTTGAGGGATGATGAAGGTGAGCAGGATTGCATATTGGCAGAAGCAGGTGGAGGCTGAGCGGGCGCAGTTGGCGATGGAGTTAGGGCGATGAGAACGGGGCGGCCCGCGATGCTACGACAACTGGTGAAGTCGGAGCGGGAGATGGATTCGCTATTCGACAGGTTGGCGCACGACGTGGGCGATCTGGTGCTGAGGGCGCAGGGGGCGGATGGGACGGTGCCTCTCCAGGCGTTGCAGCAGTTGCGGGTGGAGACGGCCAGGCTGGTGGGGCGGGCGTTCCTGGGGGCCGAGCCAACTACAGAGGAGTGGGATTGGTGAGGTATGCACGAGCAAACAGGATGGATTACTGAAGTAGGCTGGAGGTGGTACACGCCCTTTCCTGGCATATTGTCTATCAGTCACGTTTGTAAACCTAATCAAGCACCTGTAGAATCCGATTTTGTTTTGTTGCGGGAAGATCTCATCTGTGTCTGTCCAATATGTGGAGCATGTATTAGTGTGGCTGAGTTGGTATCAGAAGGTACCAGTGGTGGTGTGGGACATGAGAGGAGTGGATCCTGAAGAATTCAACGAGATGCACCAGGCGAGGATGTCCGCTATAAACGATCTCGGCGAGGCCTTTCAGGAATGGGCGCGGGTGGTCGCTGAAAGACTGAAACCCGCGATAGATGCGTTCATGCATCAGATATGCCTGATCCACCGACGCCTGGGATTATATTCCAACCTGGCGAGGTGGCTGGGTTTCAGTCGTTGGAATTGGTGGTTGGCCTGGCATCTTCCCGATTGGGTGATACTGAGACTTCCCTGGCCGTTGGTGCGATGGCGGTGGGATGATGACGATTGACAATTACCCGTGAACATCACAAGGAAGGAGAAGCATAGATGGCACGCAAGAAGAAACAACACCGAGTTGCACACGCCCTGGAGCAGCTTACGGGCGGCAAGCTAACTACGGTCAGCCGCATGAGGCAGCGGGCAAGCGAGGCATTTAACCGAGGAGCACAGTTCGGCGGTGAGGACGAGCCGCCGCCGACCTCGAAGTGGGTCACGAGGTGGGGCTATGCCCCGCATGGCCGTCAGAAGACCCGCGACGTGACGGCCATGACCTACCCCGAAGCAGTGGAGAAGGTGTGGAAGCAGTATTGTGGCAACCCGGTGGCCAGGCGGCTGAATCTCCTGCGCCGCGACCTCATCCTGGACGCGAATGTCAGGCCGCAGGCCAGCGACGAGAAGGTACAGGAAGTGATAGACCGTTTCTGGGACGACCCGGTGAACGACATGGGGACGTTCGTGTTCCAGTTCGGGCTCCAGATCGGGCTGTTTGGGACACAGTGTATCACTACGTTCGTCTCCCGTGAGGAACAGGGTGGCGGCGTAGTTGGCTCCGGCCTGGTACGGCTGGGCTACGTGGACCCGGGCCAGATCGAGGACATCGTGCTTGACCCGGACAATGCTCGCATCCCCGTCGCCGTGGTCGAAGACCGCGGCATGGATGGCAAGCGGTTCTATCGGGTGATCCACGTGGACGATGACCCGCAGAGTGACACGTACGGGCGGTTGATCGGCGTGCGCAGGCGGGCCGAGGACGGGGGTCGGCGTCCGACGTTGGAGGATTTCCAGTGGGTGACGAAGCAGGACGTTGGCCCGAAGGAGAACAAGTATCGGGCGATTCGGGTGCGCGAGTTTGATGCCCCGTATCAGGTCATCTCGCGTAAGGGAGGCGAGTATGCCTGGGAGGACGAAGAGGGCGTGCCTTATGATGGAGCGTGTTTCCTGTTTCGGGTAAACGACGTGATGAACTCGAAGTTCGGCTGGCCCGACACGCTGCACCTGTGCGATTGGCTGGACCAGGCGGACATGTTTTTCTTCGACATCGCCGAGCGGATTTTTTTCCTCACCGCCTTCGTGTGGGACGTACTGTACGAGGGGCTGGACGAGGACGAGATCGCCGAGAAGGTGCGGGAGTTGCCGACGCCAACACGGGGCTCGATTCAGGCTCACAACGAATCGGTGAAGTGGTCGGCGGTGACGCCCGATCTCCAGCAGGCAGATATGGAGACAGCAGCCAGGGTATTGCTCTACTTCATCGCCTCGATTGGGTTCGGGGTGCCTGAAACCTGGCTGGGGGCGTCTCAGACCACCCGCTATGCGGGGGCAAAGGAGGCGGTAGCCCCGGCGCGGAAGATACTAGAAGCGCGGCAGAGTTACATCCAGTCGTGCATCGTACAGATGGTGCAATTCCAGATAGACCAGGCGATTCGGGCGGGGCAATTGCCCGAGGGCGTGGACGATAGCTTCACGGTGGAGATGCCCGAGATCAGCAAGGAAGACATAGGAGAGTTGGCCTCCACGCTCAAGGTAGTGGCCGAGGGATTGATGATTGCGCTGGGGGCGGGGATAATCAAGCGCCCGACGGCGGTCAAAGCATTGCACAAGATCGTCGACGCCATGGGCGTGGACATCGACCCTGCTGACCTGGAGGAGCTGACCCTGGAGGAGGTGAGGGAGATGCGGGACACGCTGAGAGTTTTTCAGCAATTGGAGGTCGTTCCACTAGGGGCTCCGCTAGAGTTGAAGGATCTTCTCGGTGGTGCGGAAATCACCGAGGAAGATTTGGAACGAGTGCGGCGAGAGTGGGGAGAGTTCCTGCGGCTGGCAGGGATTGAGGAGGAAGAGGGTGGAGGGTAACTTTGAGGAGATTGGTTTCTTGGTATTGCCGACCACGACTTAAGGACGGGGATGATGGACGAATGGGCATGGTGGCACAGGCAGCAGGATACATTGTCTTACTGGATCGTTGGGTGGGGAGAAAGGCTGTATCCTGCATGGGAATGGCTTAAGTATGACTTCAGCGAAGCCCAATATGGGATATTCACGAGTGACGTAATTCCTGTGAGAGCAAGGCAGGTTCGGTGGCGAGGCGGCAGGGTACTGAGCAAACGTGGGATTATCATGCGAGTACCCTTCGAGGACATCTTGCGCCTGCAAAGCCTGTCGGCGTACGAGAAAGTGGACTTGCTGAAGGAGAACCTTCGGTTGATGTTGCAGCAAGCCAGGCCCACTTCGGCGGGTATGGAATATCCGACGTTCTATTGGCAGGATCAATACGAGTTGCCAGGGAGGAACCATGATAACTAATTTGCTCGAGGCAATAGGCTGGGAGATCACCCTGCCGTCGACAATCGTCATCCTGGCCCTGATCTTTCGCCGGGCTATCAGGGGGGAGGAATAGATATGTGGCAATTCTTACTAGGCTTCTACGTCTGCGGCTTCATTCAGACGGGAGCTTTGATCTACGTTGGCACTGCCAGAAGCGAACCAAAATGGAGCAAGGGCAGACGGCTACTGGTCAGCATCGTGATGGCCATCTTC